GACGAATACATTTCGTGGTGTCGCATATTTGCGAATAGTCGTTCTCCATGTTTTGGATCTTCCGCAGAGACTCCCGGTATTTCGGCCACAGCTCCTGCGTGATCTTATACCAGCGAGGACCCATGTGCGTATTCTTCCAGGCCTCCATGTTTCGTTGGGCCGTCTTCCGGGCGGCATTCACGGTCATCCGGACCGTCTCGTGCATCGTCTCGTAGTCAGCCATCGCCTTCTTTTCGTCCCCCGTCATTTCGCACAGCTCCGCCTTTGCGCGCTCGGCCCCAATCATATTCCGGTATTCCTGGCAAGTGTCCTGTTGACCCTTGTACCAGAAGGAACTCTCTATGAGATCCCGCCACCGGAGAGTTCCCGCCTGGAATGTTTTCAGAATGAAATCGTAGTGAAAGGTCATCCGGGATTGGAAGGACGCGCAGCGTCCGGTCATCATGGCCCGGATCGTCTCGGGACTCTCCGGATCTCGATCAGGAAGATAGACGACGTGGCCGCGATCGTCCTTGCCTCTCCGGCCAGCTCGCCCCGCCATCTGAATATACTCGTCCGTGTTGAGAATCCGCATTCGGTCGGAGACGTCGTCGTACTTGCGAAAGCCGGTGAAGACCACGGTCTTTGTCGGCATATTGATACCTACGGCGAAGGTCTCCGTGGCGAAGAGGACCTTCACGAAGCCGCGGGCGAACAGGATCTCCACGCACTCCTTCAGAATCGGCATGAGACCGCTGTGGTGAAACGCGATGCCTTTCTCCAGAAGTGCGCGGATCGTGTGGTACTGCGGAACCTGTTTGAGTTCTTCGCCGTATTGATGCAGATGGAAGTCGAGAATATGGCGAACGGAGGCGGTATCAGACGAGTCGATCAGAGTGTGTTCCGTGAGATCGGCGTAGCGTTCGCAATCCTTCCGGCTGAAGACGAAGAAGAGGGCCGGCAGGAGTGTCTTTTCCTCTAGGAGCGCGATCATTCCGTTCATTTCGTGGGCGAAGGCCTTCGGACCCCGAGCGCCTCGCGCAACGGGGCCACCGTCGTAGCCTCCGGCGGTACGGGCTTTTACGGCGGCCTTGTGCTCGTCTGCAGCCTTGAGTTGCTGATTGCGCCACTGTAGCCAGCCCCTGTAGGTGCTGTCGGTGAACTTGTTCTTGGAGTCCATGAGGACCTGGAACTCCTTTTCCTTGTAGACGCCGTGAAAGAGGGGGACCACGCGGTACTCGGTGGAAATCAGATGGATCGGGCGCTGTTTGAGTTCGCCGAGCCAGGAGGCGAATATCTCCGGCGTGTCCACAGTGGCCGAAAGAAGAACGAGTTGTACGGCGGGGTTCAAGAGGATCATCGTCTCCTCCCAGACGGCGCCCCGGTCCTTGTCGTTGATATAGTGACACTCATCGAACACGACGGCGTCGAGGCGATCCAAAGAAAGGGCCGCAGTGATGCCGAGCGTCTCTGTGGTCGTGCCGCGCTTGTACAGGAGATTCCGCAGGATCTCGGTGGTCATGATGACCACGTCGGCGTCCGGCTTGAACTTGATGTCACCTGTCATGATGCCCACGCGATCCGGGAAGATCTTCTTGAGGTCGTAGAACTTCTGGTTGCTGAGGGACTTGATCGGGGTCGTATAGAATACGCGGCCGCCCTTTTTAAGACTGTGGGCGATCTGGTATTCGCCGACGAGGGTCTTGCCGGAGCCTGTCTTGGCAGTCACGAAGACGTTGGCGCCTTTCGAGATGGCTGAGACGGCGTGTTGTTGGAAGGGGTCGAGGGGGTACGGGTACGTTTGCGCGAGTCCCTCTTCCGGAGGGAAGGTGGAGCAGGGCTCGGAACTCGGTACGACGTGTAGGTGTGCCGAATAACTCATAGGATGCTGCTGTGTTCCTGTAGGGTCATATGATCGATCAATTTTAGACCAACGCGTTCAAAACGCGGGTTGATCTAAAATGTGCTCTGTTAACCGCCTGCAACTAGAAGGCGAGATCGGGAGACTCGAACTTATTCGATATTTTGTTCGTCCTTCTGCGATTTCCATTATTCATTTTTGATCTACGAGAGTTACTTCTTCCGGAATTTCCGTACGAGGAGGCGCGAGGAGTCCTCATGAAGGAATTCACAGAGCCCGTATTTGCGACCCCGTAGCCCGTGTTCGCAGCCCCGTAGCCCGTATTTGCGGCTCCGTAGCCCGTATTTGCGACCCCGTAGCCCGTATTTGCGACCCCGTAGGAATTCCTAGAGGCCATCTTTGAATTATTGGCCGCGTTGGAGAAATTATTACCCGAATTCATCCACGCAGGTTCGGTGGGTTCCTCCGGCATCATCTTCGGAGAATTCCGCCGCCGCGTCTTCCCCAATTCCTTCGCGGCCTTCATCGCCGTCTCCAGAGCCTTTAAGAGGGTCGCCATAGGATCTCCGGAGGCAGAGACATTGTTCCCCGAGGCCTTTCCGAGCAGCGTATTACGCTCCTCCTCCACAACATCATTTATGAATTTATCAGGATCCTCTGCCCCGAGAGCCTGACGTGCCCTCCAGAATTTCGCCTGGGGTTTCTTACCCATATTATTATACTCCGGCTTTCCGAATTCATTCGCATAGGCGGTCTTCATGCGACCAAACAGTTCCTTCGCCTCCGCATCCTTCTCCTTCTGACCTGTTGTACGCCCAGTTGCTCCCGAATTGTTCACGGATTTAGATCCCTCCTCGGCCACAGGCGTCAGCTCTTTTACGGCAGGCTCCGACTCCTCCTTGGGGCCCGTCTCGGACTCCAAACTAGGCGCCTGTGCTTCCGTAGAAGAGGGCCCAGTCAGACCCTGATTCATAGAATTTTCATATGGAACTTCTGTAGACTCAACCGGATCCATCTATTTATTAGTAATAATTTCCACGCATGTCCTCCATCTTCTCCTTCTTGGGAGGCGGCGGTGGCGGCTCCGGCTTCGGGTAGTGGACTGCCAGGGCGTACGGTGTAATATAGAGCATGACGACGAAGACAATCATCTTCGCCAGATCCGACACCTCAGATAGGATCATCGCAACAAGTGCTGTGACGATGAGTATGCCGCTGTGCGCGATCAGAGTGTAGACCTTGTGATTTGCTGAAAGAGCGCGCAGAATATCGACCATATCATTTTTCCCTTTCGGGAGTTGTGAAATGATGCCGTAGTAGAAGACGAGATCATGGATCAGATGCGCCCCGAGGAGAAAGCAAATAAATACGAGGGGCGACCAGGTCTTGCCGGACCTCTCATAGAAGGCCGTGTACAGATAGCGCGTTATCTGGAACAAGACGACGATGAAGGTGACGATGGTAATGATGCCCTCGATTCCGAACATGTCAAAGAAGGTATTCAACGGAACTCCGCCGAAGCCTCCAACGCGCGCCGACAGTAAGACGAGAAGGCTCGTAAATACGCCGGAGAGGCCTATCGTAGAGAAGTCGTTCATGTTTTCGTAATTCCCGATATCGGCCAACTTTAGTCCGACATTATTCGGCGCGTTAGAATCCATTCCTTTTTGTTGTACAGAAATATTATGTCCTGGAAGTGCTACTTGCTGGCCACGAACGACGGGAAGACGCAAAAGACGTATGTGGGGATCACGCCGGATCTGGATCGGCGGCTCAGACAACATAACGGGGAATTTGCGGGAGGGGCGGCAGCGACTGCCGGACGGCGGTGGGAACGCATCGGGCACGTGAGCGGGTTTCCGGACATGCGCGCGGCGCTGCAATTCGAGTGGCGGTGGAAGCAGGTGAGTCGGCGTCTCGGTGTCGGAGAGCCCCTGAGGCGTCGCCTGGTCGCCCTGCAGACTCTTTTGGGGTATGACAGGGCCACGACGGCCGCTGTGCCCTTTACAGACTGGTCGGAGCCGCCGGAATTCCATGTGGAGACTCAGCGTGAATTGCCATTTTTATAGGGACCTAAGTCAGATGAAGAGGACGCGCAAATCACCTCGCAGGTATTTCTCGGGTCTTTCGAAGTATGCGACGCGCCGCCGGCGCTCCGAAATTGCGAAATTCGGATCCATGGGTTCCCGGAATCGCCGGGCCTATACAGGCTTTCAGACCGATAAGGGGCGCAAAACACGGAGATCCAAGTATACGGAGCGCTGGACTCGGGCCTTCCCGAAGGCGAAGAGCCTAGAGGAGCGGGCGGCTGCGAGTGGCGTACCCGTGCGTTACTTGCGCCAGTGCTATAATCGTGGAATGGCTGCTTGGCGCACGGGACATCGTCCAGGCGCCACGCAACAACAGTGGGGCTACGCAAGAGTTTCTTCACTGCTCACCTGCGGAAAAACGTATCATACGACGGATGCTGACATTGTTAAAGCTGCGAAGAGCGCCTCCGCTGGAGCGGCCAAGTGGTTCGCAAAGTGCAGGTAACGTCTAGTACTAAAGTTAAGTACTTGGCGGTAGCCATCAGAGCAAAGTACTTTGCGGTAATAAAATAAAAGTTCCCGAAGAATAGATGGATACGGGCGCAGCTCTCGGAGGAACGGGCCTCTTTATATCTATTGCGGGAATCATTTACAGTGCAGTAAATCATAAACATATCAAATCCAGATGCTGTGGAAAAGTATACGATATGGCTGTTGATATTGGGGATACCAGTAAGGCGAATATAGAAAATGAGCTTGTTGGAAACGAAAAAGAGGATCAATGTGAAGAGGCGCCCCCACAAAATCGCAATACACGGAAAGTTGCGCCGTTTCCTGTGCACAATGTAAAACACTAGTTATCTGAAGCCCAACACAATCGGCAAACAACAAATATATAAGAGACAGCACATCGCTCCATCACGACCTGCTTCGGGCTCCTCTCGGGCTTGAGATGTTTCAGTATAGATGGGATTTGTAACAATTGTCTCGGGCATTCTCTAATGTCAACCGGATAAAAATTGAGATTTGCGTATTTTATAGGCAAATCCCAAGAATGGAGGAACTACATGCGAAACTCGCTAGGCTCAAAGACATACAGGATGTCATCCTGAACGAAAAGAAGATATATGATGATAAGGTATATGAATTGAGCAACGTCTCTGATAGGCTTCAAACTGAAATGTGGGATATAGAACGACAAATACGGGAGCTTTCTCCTGTCCTATCGTCTTTAGACAAAGAGTGTTTGAAGCGTGACTTTGACTATATAGTGAGTATTATTCAGGGCTTGAAGGATAAATCGGATGTAAGGGAAGATCGCAATCTTTATATGTATCTCAAACATACAGAAGAGGACCATGAGGAAAAATGGTTCACGTCACTAGATGGGAATCTAGAGGATATAAAAATAACCATATATACGAAGTCAGAGCACGTAAAACATGCGGTGCGCAGGGCCTTTACACAAGAGGAATGTACCTGTGAGAATGTGAAGTATACAGAAAGAGAAACGATGGAACGAACCAGATGGTTTCACGGTTCCAACGGCGGTTGTCTTAGCTCTATTATGTATCATGCGGCGTGGGCGGATCCTAATCCAACTTCAAATACGAAATGAGTTTCGGGCCAGTCCAGCCTGCAGGCAACTCCCACCCTCTTTCCGGGTTTTCATCGTATAGTAGGCCTGCCTGAAGCCAGTGAGGTTTCAGACAGAATTTGAGATCATCCACTTTCCGTAATTCGTCCCCCGTATATTCTTTAAAGACGCCCACAACACGTGTTGGTTCTCCTCCGTAGGGTAGTATTATGGCAGAGCCCGGCTGGAACATCATTTTTGCAGCCGGGTTCGCCTTATGACTGTTCGGAACATTCTTCCAGGAGCCGGGGGAGCCAGACCAACCATCTTTCGCATTCCCGTATAACAGTTTGGCCTCGATTGTGTATTTTTGCTCTTTTACTCGGAGTTCGTCGGTTCCCCTCCATGCGCTCAGATCTGTCGGCTCCGCGTGGCGTTTTACGGAGCAGTGGCGAGATGCTGGCAAGTCCTTGTCGAACTCAATCAAAAAAATTTCACGGACCGCAATATTTATGGGGTTGAGTTCAATCTCCTTAACAGGTAGTCTTCCATCCTTATCCACTCTTATAGGATGTAGCGGAGTTCCCAAAGAGAATTTCGTATTCAGTATACTATACAGGGTCGCCGCGCCCTCCGTACGAAGTTTTATGTCCGTGTTTTTCTGCGCAGATAAGGCTTCACATAGCCTTTCCCATTCTTCTACAGTTTGTTTGGGTGCAGGCCCCGCTTCCTTCATATTCGCCGTGGCCTCCTGTAAGGCATCATCATATGCGGCGTCTTTTAAGATCTGATTGATCTTATTGATAGCGTATATCACTTTGTTCAGGTGCTCTCTTTTCGCGTTTGTTTCATCAATAACTCCGAGCAATTTCTCCATGCGTTCGTGGAACTCCTTTTTCATCATTTCCATATTGGCGATTTCCTGTTGTGTCAGAACTTTCGTGCGGCTGTTCTTTTTCGTGTTTTTGTTATTCGGCGGGGCACCCTTTGCTCCCGATTTATTGGCGCCCTTGTTTGCGCCTTTTTTTGCGCTGTGTTTCGGAGGCATCTCTATTTTGGGGTCTGAAAAAATTGCACATCACGTTAGAAGGCATCATTACCGCCAAGTACTTATATTAAGTACTTGGCTCTGATGGCTAGAACGAAAAGATTAAGTCACTCCAATATCATAAGGCCACTTTGTGGCCTTATCTATGGGGAGTACTTAACTTTAGTACTAGACGTTATACAGGCCGTTCATCCTGAGTAGATTCGGCACATCTCGTACTAGGCCTGCAGGCGGCATGTAGATCGCGTTCGAAGACACTTTTATCTCTGCCTTCGCCCATCGGCCGTACCAACATATCTCGAAATCGTGCGTGGCCCGATTTTGAGATGCTCTCACAGGCATATCGCCCACACTCTCGTACACGGCTTTAGCCTGTGCTTCCGTAATACGCAGCTTTGAAATGAGTGACTTGATCTTTGTAGAGTTGCGCAGATTGTAGCGTTGCATCGGGTGTATTTTTGAGGAGGGGTCGGGTCAGTTCAATTTTATTTGTCAGCCGGCGGCCGTCGAAGAACGATACTTCTTTTTCCTTAGAGTCTGCAACAACGTTCTCAACGTTTTTATCCCAGCCTCTTTTGTACTTTCTTTTACAAGTTTACAAATATCCTTGAAACCCTCTACGGTATAAAATTCCAAATATGTCTCCAAGAATGAATCGGCAGAATCAGAAATAATTGCGTAGTAGAGTCCGAGCGCCTTCCAGTGTTTCCGCTCCTCGACAGGGGCGGCTTCGTCCTCTTCATTCTCTTCCGGAATCATCTTTGTCACAATAATATTACACTGGTCGATAAACTCTTCAAGTGAGAAATCCCCTTTCATATTATTACAGGATCCACAGCACGCACGAGAGTTTGTAAATGTGTACGCACGTACAGTATTATCCATGCGATCAAGGCCAATTCCTTTTGCAGATTGGTAGCCACAAAGATAGCACGGTGAACGTGTTATACGCGCCCACTGTTCTTGCGTAATCTCTACAGGGAGATTTCGGGAGGCGGCGTCTTTTATATAAGTTCCAAACTGTTTTTTTCGCAGAATTGTATAATACTGTTTCCATGTTGAAAAAAATGCAGGGGGCGCCATAATATTTTTTGAGATCAGTCTGCATTTTTCTATAAAAAAGTCCTTGTGGTAAATATATTTTATTCTATTGCATTTCCAGCAGGCCGTTACACAGTTTTCTACAGAGTATCCTTGTGAATTATCAACACGATCAATACCGTTTACTTCACCTTCTTTTTTATGCCCGCAGTAATTGCATTCTGCTATAACTAAATTGGAGAATGTGTCAAAGTCTAGATTCATCTCATATCCGCGTTTAATAGCGCCTACTACGTATTCCCTATAGTATTGAGCAATATTGTTAAATTTTTCTCCCTTATAGTTTCTATTCCTATTTTGTCTCTTTTCATCCTGTTTTGCTTGGGCCTCTTGGCATGATTTGCAATTCAGCGATTCTTTTCCATATCTCGTTTTATATGACTCAAAATCTTTCCCACATTGTGCACAAACACGAGCCGTTGTGTGTGTCGTTGTTTGAAGAACTTGATTAAGTTGTTTTCGTTTATTGTAACGATCTATCTCCTTAGTACGTGCTTTCTTAAGACATTCTTCGCACGACTTTTTGCCTTCTGGGCAAACTGTAAAACACCCCCTCGCAATATCACAGTATTTAATACCCTTTTCTTCCTCTTCTTTCCTATATCTATCTCGCTCGTGTTTTTTACAGAATCCCTTCTCTTTTACTTTGAAGGCGCATCCATTATGTTCACATGAGTATTGCTTCTTTGTCAAGCGCTCTTTGCAGCTCGCACAAGAACCCTCTTGGGTCTGTATTTCATTATCACACCCTCTAAAAAAGAATCTACACCAGTGTTTACCGGCGTTTATACCTTCATCGTATATACGATTACGCTCATGGCGACCACAGTAGCCGTTCTCAGACGGTGGAAATTTACAGGCTTGACCTGTTCGAGGACCTTCTTGAACGATCGCCTTACACGTTACCATTTCTAAATTAGTAACGTATAAGAGTTTTAAGCCGTCCACGGATTCGCCGGAGAACTGTATTTTTTCGGGTTTTTACATCCGCCGCTCACATACTAAAAATATAAAAATACAAACACCATGACTTGAGTGTGACGAGAAAACTGCTTAGTTGGAATAAGCAAGTCCTCCCATTCCCGACATCACCCTCAAAACATTATAATTCGTCGCAAACACGTACACGGACGAGGAGGTCACCGAGCCTACCGCGTTGTTGGACACGGTCAGCAGGAGAGTCGTGTTATCAATGCGAGACAAGTTGCAGGTGCCGCTGGGCTGGTGCTGCTCGGGCTGCAGGGCGAAGGAGTACACGTTGATACCCACCGCAGGGATGTTGGTGTGGTGCTGGTAGGGCTGTACCTCGTTGAAGTAGCGGCCCTCGCGCACCTGGAAGCGGTCGTGGCCGTTCAGCTGGAGGAGCGCCGTGATCACGGGGTTCTTGCCCGCCATGCCCT